CCTTTGGACAGGTATAGACTGTTGTGTCTACTGCCGCTGCGGGACTAACACCAACTGATAATGCTCTCATTTCGCCTTTGCCTTGTTCCTTGCGGATATAGCTTTAGCTTTTGCCTTTGCGTCAGCTTTGGAGTTTGCACCCCATGCCTTTAGCGAAAGAAGCAGTCTCGTTGGTTCACCATTCTTGAACTCAGGGCCATCATTGCCACCCATTCGAGCCAAGAAACTTGCTCTGCGAGGGTTGTCCCCCGACTTTACTGGTGCTTTGAGATTACCACCAGTTTCTGCATTATAAGATGCTCTCCCCTTGGCATTCAACCCCCCTTTGGGATTTTGACCAGCTTTTGTTTGCCAAACAGGAGATTTCATCTACTTCACCTTTTTAACCTTCTTTGCAGTCTTTGCAGCTTGTTTAAAGTCAGCAGCAGTAGGCGCACCCTTGGCCCCTACCTTCCGCATCTTCTCACCAGAACCAGCCTTGATACGGGCTTGTTTGGCATTGATGTTGGCATAAAGTCCAGGTTTCATTTTTTAGCCTTCTTCTTAGGTTTTGCCATGCCAGCTTCAGACAATGCAATGGCAATTGCTTGCTTACGGGAAGTCACTTCTGGCCCCTTTTTAGACCCAGAATGCAAAGTTCCCTCTTTGTACTCACGCATGACTTTGCCGACCTTTTTAGCCGCTTTGGTCATTTTCATATCAGTACAACACTTTAGCAGTGATGGTTCCAGAGACATAAACAGTGCAATTGGCTCTCAAATACTTGGGAGCATTGGCAATGGTTACGATGCCATCAGCAGTCAAAGCAGTGCCAATTGTGGCAAAGGTTGTCCCATCCAAGCTACCTTGAAAAGCAACAGTTGCACTGGTAATGCCAGCAACTTGCAGGAATGCAGGTTGACCAGCATCAGCTTGCACAGCTTTTGACGCACCAGTTGCAACAACTGCATTTAAAAGGGTGACGGGAGTGGTTAAAGATGCCATTATTTACCTCTTGAAGATTTCTTCATCATGTTGGTTGCAGTACGCTGACCCTTTTTAGGGAGCATCTTAGGTTTCCCAATCGCCACCATGATGGTGACAGGAACACCTTTCTTCTTTGAAGGAGACTTTTCTGCTTTCATTGGCTTGCCGTACATCATGCTTTTTCCTTGGTTATTGGCCCACCAGACTTCCAAGCATCACAAGTACGGGCCGCTGCACAGGTGAATTGAAACAGATCACAGTATCCCAGGTTAGCCGCCTTGACAAAGTTCTCGTCATAAGACAACTCACCCTCATTCTCATCCTTTTCCAGACCAGATGTGATGCACTCCATCATCTTGGGAGTCTGAATGAAAGCGGCACAGTTCCCACACAACATACCCTTGATGGCAGAGGTAGGAGCGTTATACATCTTGGCTTTTTTCAGCCAGAAAGCATCATTTGCTTCATCAGGGTTGGGTGGGCCATAGCCAAACTTCTTGAATGCGTTATTCCTGTTTTTCAGGTTAACAGTTATATCCTGAGTGGCGATAGGGCAAGATACCCCTGAGAGCAAGCCTTTCATTTGAAAAGCCTCTCTCCAATGAATGTCAGAACGCCACCTACCGCAGAGGCAATGGTCATTCCCATCCAAAACCCACCTTTGCCTTTGTTAGCAAGTTCCAACAAAGCCTTCACATCTTTGCTCAAAGAGTGAACTTCCGCCTGGAGAGCCTCAACTTGAGCCTCCAGCCTTCCAAAATCTCTAGCGTCTATATCAGACATTTGCAACTTTCCTTGGGCGACCCATGCGCCGTACAACTGGCGGCATGAAGGGAGTATCTTTCCTCACTTCATCAGGAATGTCAGACACTTCTTGTTCATCAATACGAACATAACCCTGATGACCCTTCATTGAGTCAATGTCATGTTGCAAGGTAAAACTCACTGTGTTACCAGACTGAAGACAACGAAAAGTAGCCATTGAAACCCTTAAATAAAAAAGGGGGGACTAGCCCCCCTATCCTCATACCATACGAACAATAATTATGTCCATAGTGGCTGATGCCAAGTCCGCAGTTGAACCTGATTCGTTTTGGATGCGAAACTTGACGGTGTTGGCAGCACTGACATAGCCAGTGACAGTCAAACCAACCAAATCCACAGCCAAAGATGCACAAAGAACCATGTCACCCAAGGCGACACCAGGAACTGTTACATCATCTGTTTCACCAGCACCATCAACTAATGAGCCAGCATTCAAAGTACAAACAACTGACCAAGTATCAGAGAACAAACCCCGAAAACTGTCGTTGCCACGGCGGGTAACTACTGCTGAAGCGGTTGCCATTTTGATTTCTCCTAATTAGGTTAAAAAAGTCCCCCCACCACTAGGGCAGGGGGCGCAACTGCAATTAGGCGGGAACCAAAAGTGCAAACATAGATGCAGATTTGGCTGCACTTACGCTTGCGGCTGAACGCAGAATCTGAACGCCATACAAGGTATCAGAGGTAAACAGAGTAGCCAAATACTCTTGTTTGTACTGAACTTGTGAGCGAACAGCAACTTGCTCAACCAAAACCACTGCATCACGATGACCCATGATACAAACCCGTGCGGCAGCAGAACCTGATGCAGTGTCGCAATTGCTTGAGACAAACACAGGAATGCCATACAAGTTACCGATCTCACCAGTGCGAATGGTACTGTTAGTACCGCCCACAAAGGCTTGTTCAGTATAACGAGCCAAACCCATCAGGGTGTTGCGACTTGATGGAGGAATCAAGAAGAAACGCTGATCCATAGGGGTATCGGTGTCATCCAAACGCTGAATAGTGCGGCGAATGGCGGCATCGGTCAGTGCTGACTCATTGTTGCTTGCGGCAACATAAGCAGAAGTACCATCACCACCAATGAACGCACCAGTTGCGTAAGCATTAGTACCACCACCACCATTGGTAGAGCGACCCAACTGAACCAAGTCGGTATCAACTTGTTTAGCCAGGGAGTAACCAGCATCAGAGGTGTAGAAGTTACGCAAGCTGTTCAAGGCTTGGGCCTCGACAATATCTTCAATCAAACGAGAATACTCGTAATGCTTGTTGATAGACACAGTTACTTCAGACTCAGTAGCGGCAATCAAAGTGACTGCTGTTTCTGCGGCCTTGGCAGATGCTGAACCACGGGTAGGTGCGGGGATATGAATCGTATCGCCCTTCTTACCTTTGAAGTTCATCTTCATAACGAGGTTAGCAAGAACCAAGTTTTTCTTGTAAGCCGCAACAATCTCATCACTCCAAATGTCAGGAATGAATTTGTCTGCTGTGGTCGTAGTAACTGAGTTACTGGGGGAAAATGCTGTTGCCATGTTGTTTCTCCTAAGAAACGAAAGTTAAGTTACTTAACCCGTCCATCTGCGTATGCTTGCATGATTTCACCACTCAAAGCATCGTATCTGTCAGGTTCTGTCATCTTCAGCCGAATCAGGTCAGCCCTACGATAAACCCTCTTTGAACTCTCACCAGTTCCACCAACATCCACTTGTGCGGCCTTCATGCTCTGCTTCCTGGCGGTTTCACCCGCTTGTTCAGTCTGCTTTGACTTGACACCACGCAACTGCTTGTAAGTAGACAGCAACTCATTGGCACTATCGTAATCGAACTCACCATCTGCTTTTGCATACAGACCAAGGCGAACAGGCGAGGATTTCACCCAATTCACAAAGTCCTGATCTTGAGCAATCTGACTGTAGTCGGGATGCTCTTGCGTTAGCTTCTGCTGAATCTGCATCCTTTTGAAATCCACACCCGCTTGACGGGCTGCGAGAACATCAGGATGATTATCAATAGTCTTCTGAACTGCCTTCTGCGGATTCTCAAAGAAATCTACTTCAGGCTCTTCCTCTTTAATAGTCTGTTGCTTTGAACTGAGGTTCTGCTTTATGAGTTCATCAGCGAGTTTCCTTACCTCTCCCACTTCTTGCGCTTGCTTGCCAATCAACTTCTCAGCTTCTTGGTGCATCCGAACAATATCTTCCAGACTTTTATCCCTGTATTTATCAGGGAGTCCAGGTGCTGTTGGCGCAATGGTGTCAGATAGCTTGGATTCTTCAGCTTCTAACTCACTCTTCATCTCAGGTTCTTGGTCAATCAACATATTATCCCTTTTTCCTGCCGTTTCGGTTATAGGAGAATCAACTCGGCGTTTATGCTTGTGAGTTGTGCTTTTGCTCCCACTTCAACTGATCTAGGTGTTTTTTCTCGAACCTTCCATGCTCTGATGGGAAAGAACCAGACCACCCTTCTAGTTTGAAGTTTGGAGCAGAAAGAATGCGGTTGGCTGTTTCACCACATTCACACCTAAAACTGATCGACTCATAATCAGTCAGTCTTTCGGTTTTATGCCCGTTTGCACAGGCAAAATCAAACATTCTTTTCATTGAGTTCCTCGTATGCTCTCTCGCTGACCTCTTTCAAGGTTTTCAGCCAAGTTAGTATAGAAAGTTCACCTTTTTTGAATTGTAGGCTTTGTTCATCAGAAATCACAGATATATTATTCAAGGATGCAATCATGGTGTCAATATCCTCCACCAAGTCTTTCCATCCATCACTTCCCATCATAGAGAAGCGATCTTCATAATATTTCTGTAGTTCTTGATTCACCAAGGCACTCCAGTGGCGGTTACAGGATTCTTTTGCAACTCAATCTGAGCCTCTAAGGAAGCCTCTACAGCGTCTTTATCCACACCAGATGCCCAAATCCAGCCAAGAACTTGGTCTTGTGTCAAGTCAGCATACGGGGTGTAGGGTGAGCCAGCGGTGTAGGTCACGCCACAAGTGCTGTAGACAGAACCGTTGTAGGTCTTGCCGTCTTGCTCTTGTGTGCCACTACAAGTCCAGTGGCAGTTGAAAACTACATCGGTTTCACCCTCTGCTTGAGGATATGCGTTCATTGCTGTGATTGACCAAACGATTGTTGACATGGTTTATGCTCCTTCTAAAGCGGTTATACGGGCGGTGAGGGTTGTAATGAGGGCTTGTTGCTCTTGGATGGCTTTGATAAGGATAGCTTCTGTCTTATTCCACCCCGTTACAGTTTTCATGCCGTCAGAGCGTTCACCAACAGAATCTGGAAATATTGTTTCCATTTCTTGCGCTATAAAACCAGTTTGATGACCACCCCCCTCAGACTCAATGTAATCAAACTCAACAGGGCGCAACGCCATGATGTTTGCAAGCTGCGGTGGCAGATCAACGATGTTTTGTTTCAAGCGCCTGTCAGAAAATGACCCGAACGCCGCTTGAGAAGCGCCGTTGGCGTTAATTTGTCCGCTGCCTGCGCCTTGGTTGTTAATGGTAAAAGTAGCAAATACTTGCCCAGTTGTTGAGTCATTCGTTGACTTGTCTAAAGCAAGACTGGGATTGCCTGTGGTAGTGCCCAAAATTCTCGCAACCTCGCCAGACCCCGAAATTGACAATCTTGTTCCATTTGCAACAGGTAAGCCTGCAGTCCCAATCAGCAAGTTACCGCTGGAGTCGATACGGGCGCGTTCTGAGCTAGAACCATCACCCATAAAAACAAGGTTGTTGCCGATTGCACCTACAGATGGCGCAACAGATGGAGATGCTCCACTGTCAATAAAATTAATAAACGCACCACTACCGCCTGAAGAACCAAGTCTAGAAACAACAGAGGCAGAACTTACTGCATGAAGTCTATATGAAGGGCTTGTAGTCCCAATACCCAAGTTACCGCTTGCATCAAGGGTCATTGCTTGGGTGAAGGAGATGGCGTTACCTGCTGTGCCTGATGGCGCAATACTAAATTCAAATTTACCATTTGACATAGCAAGTTCAACAGCCGTACCCGTGGTCAAATAAGTGCGACCTGACGCACCGTAGATATAGTTGTTCCCATAATAAGTTCCACCATTTCCACTGGCAATTGCCCAAATTGAACCAGTTGAGCCTAGTTGAAATCCTTTGAATGTAGATGACCAAGCACTAGGCGTAACACCCAATCCCATATTTCCAGCACTGTCCAAACGCATAGCCTCCGCACCGCCTTCAGCAAAGGCAATGGTGTCAGCCGCAGGGAAGAAGATGCCTGTGTTGGTGTCGCCTGTCGTGGTGATACTTGGCGTACCTGCTGCGCCAGCAGCAAAGGTGGCAGTTGATGATGCTGATATTGTAGTTGCCGCCACTGTACTTGGAGTAGTAGCCCCTAAAGTACCATTCATTACCGCACCCGTCAGCGTCTTATTGGTCAGCGTGTCAGTCGTTGCCTTACCAACCAAAGTGTCAGTAGCCGCAGGAAGCGTCAAAGTGGTAGTACCAGCTACAGCAGTTGCCGTGACTGTAGTAGTGCCTGATGTGGTTCCAGCAAGAACAAGTGTTCCATTGCCTAGTGTTGAGGTTGCCATAATTTTCCTTTAAGGTGTTCCATTGGAGACAATGTTTGCAGAAGAGGTAATCAATCCAGTTGAGTCCATTGATGCAATTGTCGTTGCCCCATACTTGAATATCAACTTTCCACCACTTTCTTCAATCGTGAAGTTTGTAGTCAATAGTTTAGGCGTAGATGCCGCAGTTCCTGTGGTATTCTGATTGAATGTTGGGAATGAGGTCAGAGATGCGGCTGATCCATTAGGAGCCAACACATCAGTGCCAATTACTAAGCCAAGGTTTGTCCTGGCCCCAGATGTAGTGGTTGCACCTGTACCACCATTTAAAACCGCAACAGTGCCCGTCACATTAGATGCTGTGCCAGTGGTGTTCTGGTTGAAAGTGGGAAAAGAAGTCAAACTTGCAGCCGAGCCACTTGGAGACAGAACATCAGTCCCAATAACCAACCCTAGATTAGTTCTGGCATCACCAGCAGTAGATGCACCCGTACCACCATCAGCAACTGCCAAATCTGTGATGCCCGTGATTGAGCCACCAGTGATAGAGACATTGTTTGCCGCTTGGGTGGCAATCGTTCCTAAACCACCAACATCAGCAGTGGTCAGAGTAATAGCACCAGTGCGCCCTGCAACTGAAGTTACAAGGTCAGTGTTGTCTACTTTCTCCCAAGCAGTGCCATTAAAGATGGCCCAATCGCCTTGCGTCCAAGTCGTAATGCCATTGAGATTAGTTGACCCTGTTACAGAGACAACATAGTAGTCTCCCTTTGTTCCTACACTAGAAACAAGGGTAGGCGTGTTGGTTGATGCGTTCCAAGTGCCTTTGTAGTTCACAAATCCAGACAAAGCCGTAATTTGAGACTGAAGGCTTGTCAGAGTATCAAGTACAGACTGAGAAGTACCGCCACCATTGGTAATAACTTTGATGCGTTCAGCAACATCAAAAGGAACAACCTCACCAACATTGATCTCACGACCATCATCAAGAGTGATGACAAGGCTACCATCAAAATCAATGCGAGCAGCGGCAACACCAGTGCCGTTAGAACCATCAACTCCATCACGCCCAGGAACACCATCTCGTCCTGCTGGCCCCGTTGCTCCTGCTGGCCCTTGCTTACCATCTCTTCCATCTTTGCCATTCTTGCCATCCTGACCATCTTGTACAGAGGCAACTTTGCTCTGAATCTCGCCATTCAACTGAGCAAACTTTTGCTCCATGTCTGACTTGATCTTCTTCAAGCCCTGGATAACAAGTTCAGCGCCCTTGCCAATAGATTCGCTCTTGGCCTTGGCAATCTTCTCAGCGGCAGACTGTTGCAAAGCAGTAATGATCTCCATCTGCTGTTCAGCAGAGATTCCATCAATTCCTAGCTTACGCTCAAGGTCAGCAATGTCCATTTAGGTTAATTCCCTGGAAAGACGATCGAGAAACTCATCTTCAACGCTCGACATTTTGCCCTTCTTGTCTGCCATTTGCAACTCGACAATCTTGGACTTGTTCTTAATGTCAGCTTCTTTGAGCATCAATTCAGCAATCTTAACCCGCTTGTCAAACTCTTTTGAACCAGCATCATCTTCATTTGGCAGGTTCTTGGTCATTGCCGCCATATTCTTTGCTTGCACTTCTTGAGGCATCAACTGAGCCTCAATAGACAACTTCTGAGCCTCTGCCCGATTCTGTTCAGCTTGGGTTGTATTAACAGCAATCTGAGCCTGTTTTGCTTGCATATCCAACTGTTGTTGAATCTTTTGCATTTGCTCTGCTTGCGGGTTGGGTTGGCTCATTTTGTCCAACTGCTCCATCAGTTCATAGCGATTGGTCAGTGAAGAATTAGCCAAAACACCCTTCAGAATCAATGGCAACACAGGAGTGTTAGGGCCAAGGGTCTGGAGCAAGCCAATAAACATCTGTTGTTCATGCTCACGGGCAATGATGCCCAGAGTGGCAGTGGGAATAAAAGTCATGTCCACAGAGGGGTAACGCTCTGGGTCAAACTGCATATATCTGAAAGCTGCCTTCTGGATGAAGGGGATCAGGAAATCTTCTTGGAAGTTCACCAGAGTACGCTTGTACTTCTTGATGATAGTGGCAACTGCCATAGACATACCGCCTTGGCCCATGTCTCTAGCACCAGCACTGACCATTCCTTGAGAATCCAAAGTTCCCGTGGATTGCAAGAGCATTCTCTCGAAATCCTTGGCAGTGGATAGGTTGTTGCCATCAGTCTGCCCAAACTTGAAGGGATAGAGAATCTCTGAAGGTGCGCCATTGGTGAGAATGGCCTTTCCAGGCTTGACTTCAAACTTAGCACCACGGGGCAGACGGGTTGCATCCATTGCAATCATGGGGCTGGTGGTCAGCGCCAATGAATCCAAGTGAGAACGAATCTGAGCATCAATAGCCTTTTGCATATTGAAGGCTTTTTCCACTGTGCCACGCCCAAGCAGACGATTGGGAACAGTGTCATCTTGGTAGGTCAGAACAGGGCGATCCTTCATCATGTAAGGATTTGCTTCAGCTTTCAGCAACTGCCCATCGTTGGCAATCACGACAATGGCCTCAACCATGTCTGAATATTCTTCAGCAGCGGAACTCTCAGGGAACAAATCAACAATATTCTTGTTCTCTTCAAGGTTCTCTAGGTACTCACGGGGAACCAAACCATAATAGGTGAGCAAAAGCACCTTTTCATCCTGATACTGGCTCACCTCTTGGGTAGGTTCCAAGTCAGTGTCTTCATAAGTGGGCGTAATGTCTACTTTGCGGTAGATACCACGCTCAATGCCTTCAACAATCTTGTGAATGGAGATGTATTTCTCAATTGCCACCCCCATGCAGTCATCAACTGAGGTTCCATTGGGGTCAAAAAGGAAGTTTTTTGGATTTACAGGTGAAATCTTGACTGAAATCCTGTCTTTTTCCACTACGCCAATGGCGGCTTGGCCCATTTGTCCAGGAATTGCCTGAGTAGAGGGTACAAACTGCTTTTCAGTCTTAACAACAATCTCGCCAATGCCTGTGCCGTAGATTTCTGCCATCAATTCAATGGCATCAATGGATTTACGAATCTTGTCCCGCTTGAAATCCTCCATCAACTGGGCTTTTAGGACTCCAACATCGATGGGGTTGTTGTTCACATCCCGAATGTCATCTTGAATGTCAAAGAATTCGCCTTGACCAAAGATAGCTTCCATGATCTCAGCATGGCGGGTTTCTACAGCTTGTTGGGTAGCAGGGGTTACGATGCGTGAACGCTCAGACTCACGGGTTTTGTCTTCAGATGCCCACTGACCACGAAAGATTCGCTCGTACTCAAGCCAATCGGGAAGGAAGTTGGTATCTCTGTAGTCACGCCAGCGGTTGCAATGGTCAGTAACAAAATCAGTCAGTTCTTTATCAGCCTCAGTAGGCTCATAAAACTCATTTTGCTCTAGCTTTTCTTGCTTATCTGTTGCCATTAAACCCCCGATATGATGTCTACAGGCTCCCACTCTTCATCTTCTTCACTCTCAAAGTAAGATGTTACAGCCAATTGGTCAATATAACTCAAAGCATCAGGAAGGTCATCATGTACGCCATTGGCAGGAAACATCAAGAGTTGATCGGTAAATGCGTCCCAATCTTCTTCAGAGTTCAGCACAATTCGCCCATGCTCAAACCGCCCTTGGAGACTCCAGATGATTCTGTCTGTCTTTTTCCTGTTGCCATGCGTTAGGTCAACTATGTGGGAATATACATTATTTTTCCGCATCAAGTCACTGAGGTAGGGCAAAACAGCGTTTTTAAGTGCCCCACGCTCGATTCCCACCGAAATTGGCCTGTAATCCCGCATCTTCATCAGGATTTTGGCAGCAGTTTCCCGAATGTCCCACCGACCATGGTCAATCTCTTTGACAAACCACTTGCCATCATCAGTGACTTTGACCACTGCAATGGCACTCTCATCTAGTCTTTTTTTCGCGTTAGCAGCTTGTTTAGCCACTTCTTCAAATCCCGCCAAGTCGATTGCAATGAAGTAACTACCATACTCAGGTTCCACACCATATTTAATCCAATCTTCTTTAAAAACATCGCTTCCTGCGTTGTCAAAGGATGCCAAGTATTCTTGCTTGAAAGCAACGGAACTTAGCGTCTTCTTGGCAGACTCAATCTCAGTTGGGTCTATCAATGGGTTATCTTGGGTTGTGAAGTGCCAGGACTTCCAATCAGGATCAGTCTCCTCTTGGCCCATCTTGAACAGATCATAGAACCAGTTGCGCCCCTTGGGTGTGCCGATAAATATGGCTCTGCCCTTTTTGTCTGACAAAGAAGCACGAATCACCTGTTCCCAGGCTTCAGGCTTAATGTCCGCAACCTCGTCTAGTACCGCATAGGTAAGGGATACACCCCGCAGGGTATCTGGTCTATCAGCACCACGAACATAAATCTTTGCACCATTTATCATAGTGATGTCCATATTGTTGATGTGACTGTTTTGGATAACATCCCGTCCAATCTCTAACAACACATCCCAAATGATCTGCCTTGCCTGACCATTGGTAGGCGCAACATATAGAACCGCACTTCCTGCTGGGCAACGCAATGCTTCAATAATTAGCGTAGTAGCCGCTAACCTAGACTTACCACAACGCCGACCAGCAGCCACAACCTTAAACCTTGTTTTATCACTAAAAACAATTTGTTGCCAAGGAAGGAGTGAAAAGTTTAGGTCACTCATATTGTGCATCCTTCATGGTATTTTCTTTTTGCCTGAAGATATGCCTCATGCGCCTCATTCTCGCCTGAAAACATCCCTAAGTAAATTTCTTTTTTGTCAACAACAATTCTTGATCTAAACGGCTTATCTTTGTTTTTACCTTGATTGGCAAAACTTACGCCTAGCTTGCTTGATGATGTTCTATTTTTTTTGGCCTTGGTTTGATTTTGCAAGTTTATTGTTTGCCGAACATCTCTTAAATTCTCAATCCTATTGTCGTTTTTTACGCCATTGATATGGTCTATGTAGTGCTTCGGCATTTCACCATAAACATACAACCAAGCCAAACGATGAGCAAGAAAAATCTTTCCTGCAATCATCACTTGAACATATCCATCTGGTCTAGCAACTCCAGTAACCGATCCAGCAAGATACTTGCGCTTTGGATGATTTTTTATGCGTGTAAATATTCCAGTTTGTTTATCGTATGAAATGTTGCTTTTAAGTTCTTCAACAGTCAAGATGCGATTCATTTTTATTCCTGGTTACTATTCTTTATAGTATACCCAACATCTTCTGCTTCGTCAATTATTTTTGATTGTTCAATCTCAACACCGCCGATTCCAGTGATTGTTATGTTCACGGCATTCCTTTGCTTGCCTTCTTTCTCAAACAGACTGACGGGAAGCATTCGATCCATACAGAGTTTGAGCATAGCCGCTTGTGCTGGGTGTTTGTTATTCATGGCAATCTCAATTGCTTTGTGAACGACATTGGAACCTGCACTGTTTATCAGGAGGTCTTTAAGTTCTTTGATGCGCTGAACTTCAGTCTTTGGCAGGAGAGCCGCAGGTCTTTCAGCATAGGTAGACATAGTGAACTTCTTGTTCACAGCACCCTTGGGGCGACCCTTTTTCTTTAGGTTGTTTGGCAGTGCATCAATCACATTCATACTTTACCCAGTTATGGAAGTAGTATAGGTTGTTGGTGGGCGGTTTCACCACAGTTCTAGCCGCCAGCTTCGCCATGTCGTTCAGTGGGAACACATGATCTACTCTGTTTCAATGCTTCACACCAACACGGCTGGAGACTGTCGCGTACCCTGAGAATCCTCAGAGTCAATCTCCATGCGTCTTGGCAACAACAATGTAACTCACTTTCTTTTGTTTGACAAGTGGGGTAAACCCTGATATAGTTCAACCACTCCACGGGGATCAGAACCCATCCCTCTATGCGGTTGAGCCGACCAAGTAGGATAAACAGGCGAATCATGTGGTCATCAAGTAGTCTCCTCTACCTCGGGATGAGCTAGAGCCTAGATGAACGGGGCATGTAGCGTGAACGGATTTGTGATGACAAGCAAATATACCCGTAGCCAAGATAAACGAGAGGCTCCCTTCCAAGGAAGGATTCCCGAAAAAACACGGGTTCAATAACTATTGTCTGTTACTTTCTACTACCTGTCTGTAGCACCCAATCCCTTCCTTTCTAAAGCCAGCCCTTGCTTGTTGGCAAAAGTCTAAATTGGCTTTTCTTGTGGATGGGGGGCACCACAAAATCTCTCACACCACACACACCCCCTCCCCCCCATGTTTGTAAGCACACACTAACTAAATGCTAAGTAAGTGCTGGCTAACTTAGATGTTAGTGAGTACATGCTAACTTATAAGTGAGTGATGACTAACTATGCAAGATTTGCATAATGATAGTGAGTGCTAACTAAGCACCATTATCGCCATACCATCAGGGTTAACCCTAACCGATATCATTTCACCATGTGGAATATTTTAGATTTACATTCCACATCGTGAGATATTAGATAGGGGTTAGTACTATTAGGGTTTTCATGTTGCTGATTTTCTTGTTTAAAATCAACGATGTATAAAAACTGGCATGATTCTATTATGCTTATATAGTGAGAGCATCGAAAAACTCTCATTCATTAACATTCTTATAGGTGTCAACATCATGATTATCAAAGCACGATTCACTCAAGACATTTCAACCCTGAACAAGTGGCTGGCAGCGTATCAGGCCACTAATGGCGCGGTTCAATTCTTTACTAGTGCTGTATTCACCAATAACAGCGAGATCATTGGAAAAGACCATGAAATAATGTTTTTCATTGGGTATGTGGCTGGCATCGGTGAATCGGGTCTTGAGTCCGTTTCCAAGGTTTAAATTCAACCGGGGCTGCGGCCCCTTCAATCATTCTTCAATAGGCGTCAACACTATGCAAACCATACCGATCCATTTCACCCGGTCTCAGGCTGGCACGATAGCTGGCAGCGTAACGCAAACGACTAAAATGCCGTGCAAGAGCTATTCTCTGCCTACTGTGGCATGCATTACCGGTTTCAAAATGGCCAAGATACCCGGTTCTATTTGCTCAACATGCTATGCAAATAAGGGCAACTACATGATGTATGCCAACAATATCGAACCCGCACAGCATGCACGTTTAGACTCACTCAATGATGCATTGTGGGTCGATGCTATGGTCTCCCACATTGGAAACGATAGCTATTTTCGTTGGCATGATAGTGGAGACCTTCAAGGTCTCTGGCATCTTGAAAAGATAGCTACAGTCGCAAAGCTAACCCCTAAGTGCATGCATTGGCTCCCGACCCGTGAGTATTCTATGGTCAAACAATACATTTCTAAACATGGGGCACTGCCAGAAAATTTGATTGTGCGATTGTCTGCTATGTATGTTGACAAACAAGTAATTATTCCTGCAAGCTTGCAAAATCAGGCAAACGTCACGGTCTCCAATGTACATACTGTGACACCCATGGGCTTAGAGTGCCAAGCCCCAAAAAACAAGGGTCAATGTGGGCCATGTCGGGCATGTTGGGGTACTGAACCAGTGAGTTACCAAGCACATTAATGCATAGCCTGTAGACCCTTGAAAAGGGGTTTATGGGGTTTGCATTGTTGCAAGCTTAAACCTTGGAGAATTTAATATGCGTCAATCCAATGTGAGAATTATTCACAATAAATTATTGGGGGGCTGGTTTATTGTGCGTGGGCCACATCAAACCCCTATCGGTGGCCGTTTTGATACAAAAGAAGATGCACAGCAACACCGGGACAACGTGCGAGCATATTATCAAGGGGCCGCATCATGCAAAAAATAATGGCTGCAAAATACCCGGGGCGCTGTAGTGTGTCGGGTTCGCCCATATATCCGGGTGACACAATTAAATTCGATACATCAACCCGCAAAGCATGGCTGTGTGAGCATGACGATATGGGGGTGTACTTTGCACAGCGTACAGCAACAAAACCCGGTTATATCTCCCATGTGTTTAATGTAGCGGGTAAAGACTATTATCAAAACAAGGGGGGCCGATGCATTGACGCGCCATGCTGCGGGTGTTGCAATATCTAATTAGCGCATAAACTGAAGCACATCTTAGCGGGTGTGTTTTGGCCTATACGCTGTGTTTAGGGTGTTTCCCGTCACTTTACGGGTTCAATAGGTGTGATTATGGAAACCATCGATAAAATTGTGTGTTGGGTGTGTTGCGGGTGTTTTGTTGCCCTTTGGTTAATCATTGGATTGACGGGTTAAACCATGATATATGCAACCCTTGCACTAATCTTAAGAATATTAACCCGTAAAAAATAAGAGGCCCACAATGACAAGAGAATCATTACTTGAAATGTATTTCGATTATGTCAATAATTATTTAACCATCGAAAAATTCGCAGAGCATCGGGGTTTATATGTTAATGAAGCATTGATTTTGATTGACCTTGCAAAGCGATGCCTAGAATCACCACACCCTGACTCATAAAGTCAGCAACCACTAACTAAGACCCGCCAAGTGCGGGTTTTTTCTTGCCTGTTTTAAGCCCTTGCAAGCCCTTTGACCCTTGCCCTATGTACCCTCAGAAAAACAAGCTCTTCTAGGCCCCTTTTAAGCCCTTCTAGCGGCATTTTTTTGGTCAATCACCATTTTGGTTTGGCAATGTAGTGACCAAGCCCACATAACGCAAGTCCATCTCAGGGTCAAGCCCACAGTTGAAGAAGTGCGCTGCCCAATCAATCGCTACCCTTGCGCCCTGGTTTAGGTTTCCATTCCCAAGCACTTCAAGAATTGCCCTTTGCTCTGCGCTTAAATCTACTGTTGTGTTTCTTGCACCTAATTTAATCGGTCTTGCCATTAATTTGGTCTTTCCAATAAAGTGCAATCAGTAATGCCTCTGCGCGGTTGCCATCTTTTTTCCTGGTCAGTTTTGCCTCAGGCCAAAATGATCGGGCTAAATCTAGGCTTTCGGTTTTGTCTGCCGATAAATGAAAATACTTTTTCCATTTTTGAGGGGTTACCAAGTGAAAAGGGTAACGGGTTAATTCAGCTACCGCTGAGATAACGCCTACTGCCCTGCCAAACTGAAAACTGCTTGCAACCCCTTGCCCTGGCATTGAATGGACTGATTCCATGCAAATCTCTGCCCCTTCCCTTGGGTCAATGCACCGCAATATCATGTTTTTAAATACAAGGGGCAATATATTCTTATCTTTATGTTCGATCATAAAAGAGTCTAAATAATCGCCATTTGCATCCAATGCACCAACTGCGCCGGATATGCTACCCGGATCCAGGCCCAGGTACACCATTATTGTGCTCCTTCATGGTGTTGATTAAATCGGTCGAAATCCCAAGCCATAGGTATGTTGGGCATTTCTCCAGTTCCTGCGCCCTGTGCCATGCTTGGCCCTTCCAGCCTGGAGTTTTTGCCATTACAACAAGATGCGCCAATGTCTCCGCATACAACGAGGGCATGGTTAACAAGGTGCTGTGCAACGGCAAGCCCTTGTTTTCTTTTGTTGAGCAAGTGGTGTGCTTCATCTTTGTTCATTTTGGTTTCCTGTCATCTTTTCTTTAAAACCTTCATAAAAATCACCACTGTTCATCAATCGGAAAATCCCATCACCATTTTCAAGGTTGGCCCTCTCCATGATGTAGTCTCTATATTCCAATTCGAGTCGAAATGATCTCATTGCGGCTTCAAATTGCTGTTCAGTCATGTGAATAATAACTCCTGAGTCTTTACTGAATCACCAGCGTTATATTTTTCTGATTCGCCTTTTGGGTAAGGGTGGATTTCATAACGCAGTTGGTCTTTTAAGGTCTGTTTTTGTTTTCTGCTTCCAACAAAATAAATATATCTGTGTTTAGCACTGCGATTTATTCTATTTTCAGAATCTCCAAAATTATGCCTTGAATGCTTACCATCAAGTCCAGCCATATCTGTTCGTTCTTTTGTTGTTCCAGTGAAAATGAAGTTTGTTGCCTGATAGACATACCCAACATGGTTCATCTCAGTGTCGGCATAGGAAACCACAATGCTTGGCCTTGGCAACATTTGCAGACTTTGACCAACCAGCATAGATGCGGCATTTTTCAATCCATCTTCAATGCAAAGGCGGTTTAACTCCAAAACAATGTCTTTGTTTTCTGGCCCACATACACCCATGCAAAGAAAAGGACTAGCTGGCAACCCATAAGTCACGATGCCAACTAGCCTTGTGTCATACAAACCAAAAGCATGAATTATTTGAGGCATTCGCTTGGCATAGTGTTTTTTCAGAATCCAAGGTTCAGCCTCAAAAGGCTTTATGGGTAAAACCTTCATTGCCGCCTTAATTGAGCCAAACGCTCTTTAATGTGATCGGGCATTGGAGAGGCTTTGGCAATGTCTGCCTTGATCTTGGCTAGGGCAGGGTCTACGGATGGTTTAGAAGCCATTTCAGGCACTTCTGCGCCATCCCAGCGTTGTTGGTTCAGATACACCAAGGGAGCAGGGATAAACGCACCATTTGCCTTTAACCACTGCTCTGTTGTTTTCATCCAGGCTAGGTGCTTGATGATCTGGTCTGCTTGGGTATCGCAGTAGGACTTGTCCCAAACCTTCTTGCAAGCCGATTTAGCCCCTTTTCTGGGACTACTAGGCCAAGCCTTCCAAAAGTCTTCAAACATCATTTTCCACCCCACATGATATGTTCTTTGAAATCCTCATAGAGTTCGCCTCTCTCCATGAATCGGATAAGCATCTCTCCATTGCCAACATTTCTGCGCTCCATGATGTACTCAGCATACTGTTGGTCGAGTTCGTAAGTGTTCATTTTGTCCTCAAACTCTTGTTCAGACATAGGTTCTCCAAGGGTGGATAGACTGAGTATCCTTCCCTCTCCAGACTTGTCAGTGTTCATTATTGACTCCTATTAAGATTGAAAAACTAAAAAAGCCCCAAGTGCGCTTGACGGATTTGTTCGCTTATACACACAGCCTTGTTTACCACCGATGTACTGTGTGCTTTACCAGTCGCCAAATCAACGCTGGTCACATTTTGCACAAGGGGTGTACTTGTGTGCGGTGTTTTCTTCCAAGCCGTCCATGCAAACGCTCTGCTATCGTGTGGAGTACGATCAAGAACGCAAAAGGCCACTTACTACTGCGTTCCAGTGCCGACACACTGTCCCTTTCAGGGTGAACGCATGAGTAAATGGCCTCATGTTTCGTCTATGCGTGTCGGCGCTTTTGACGAACGAAATGTACACCATAAAAAAACAGGTTGTCAAGTAGGGGTTTTCCTGGGTACAAAATTATCTCCAAACCTGCTAGGAAGTTGTAAGAAGTCGTAACAACCTCTGCGAAACACATTTCTACGCAGTTCTTTGCCATCGTAGGGTTCTTTGACAGACCCATTCTCAATTCGCATGGCAGCACCACTAATGGCCCTGTTCATCTCCATGCGCCCGTATTCAGTCAGATGCCACTTCTCTTGAAAGTTGATGACATAGCCAAATTGCTCCAAATCGGGCAGGTATCTTTGATAGTGAAACGATACAGAATTGTTGTCTGTATAGCTGTGGGTCATCTCAAGCATTGTTCTTGGGCCACTTGATAGGCGCTTGAGCAGTGTTCGATGGGTGAGGTTTAAACGCATTTGCTTGTCTCCAAAAACCTCAGTATGATGGTATTTATAGTTTTTTGCACTAGGGAAAACACCTATTCCCTGCATCTTTTTTCTGTGCGACAGTCCTATCACTGCTATTTGGCAGTGGTCAACAGGAGTTACAAATGCCAACTGATGAGGAACAATTTAAATACGAGTGCTGGGCGATTGTCCAGGAGTTAGACCCAGAAGACATTGCTGATGCCATTGGCGACAGTATTGCTCTGGTGGAGGCCATCAAAGCAAACCATGTTGAAGATGTTGCATCAATCGTGATGAACAGAGTAGAACTCAAGGTGCGCCGCAGGGCTGAGTTACGAGTGTTTGATGTTGTCAAGACACAATGGATTGATGACATTGAAGAACTCCAGCACTATCGCAACCTGCGAATTGAACGAGTCCAAAAAGCCCTTGATGAGCGAAAGATCATGGAAGCTAAAATGGATGGCCCTTTTCAACAAATGTTTGACGAGTGAGGACAGCATGAAAATGAAATCACGCTTACAAGACATCATTGGAGACAATTCAGATGAAACATTTGACGATTGCGATCAAACGAGTCCTATCCTATTTCGAGATTGTGACTTTGCAACCCAGCTTGCCCATCTTGCTGAAAGACAAAACACCAGCAAAGATGACCCTACCAACAATCTCAATCACAGACCCTAAATTTGTCTATAAGAGTGCAGCTTGCACAGACATAACTCAAACATTTGAAAAGGCAAAAAATGAGCGACTTCAACGATTACGCAACAATGCTGATAGCAATCGAGCAAAAGACCAAAGCACTGGAGAACAAGTGTCTAAACAAAAACTACGCAGGGTTCACGGCTGACATTCAAACAATTCAAAGCCAACTGACCTTGCTGACAATGTGGATCACACAAGCCCAATGTGAACAAGTTAGGGAAAACACCTATAGAATTCTCAACAAAGTCTGACAAAATTAAATCTCACTTTTTAACAGGAGTCCCAAGTGAATACAAAGTACGATAAAGAGGCGTTAGTTCTTTCGCCAAAACTAGAGCAAAAAGGTCATTTGATTGACCGCAGTGAACTCATAAACGAGTTGCTCAAAAAGAATGTCAACGAACACACAGAGAAGAAAAACAATCTCACATACCTATCATGGGCGTGGGCATGGGCAGAGGCTTTGAAGGCTGATGCAAACGCAACCTACAAGGTGGAGATGTTTGGCGACAAGTGCTTCATGGACATTAACGGCACTGCAATGGTGTTTGTAACTGTCACCATGTTTGCCAAACCAATGACCTGTCAACTGCCTGTGATGGACTATCGCAACAAGGCAATACCAAACCCAGACGCATTTGCTGTCAACACTGCCATCATGCGTTGCATGACTAAGGCATTGTCACTGCATGGCCTGGGCTTGTACATCTATGCGGGAGAGGACATTCCAGAAGGTGGCGCAACAATCAAGCCCACAGATGGAGTCATTATTGACAAGAACAGGGAAAACATCATTGCGGATGTTGCGATTGCTGTTCAAGATAGATTCGAGGCAAGCGATTTGATCGGGGCTTATGAAGAATACTTGGGCATCACTGACCAGGAAGAGAAGGTGGCGTTATGGGCATTGCTTCCAAGTAATGTTCGTAGTTCGCTGAAGAAGCATGGCGAATCTTTGAAGTAACAAGAAGATAAGTGTCATGGCACGGCTTGATGAAGAAGGGTATTACTATCAATGTGATAGATGCAAAAACGAATTTGCAATGAATTATGACGATGACGATTGTGGTGGAGTTCATAGTGAAGCGGATTATTGGCCTTTGCTAGATCATCTTTACGCTGGACGAGTAAGGCCAAACTTGGGTGATTTTTGCTTGAAATGTGCTGATGATATTGCCCCACTTCTTCATGCCTTGCGTGACATTGATGAATTAACAACATTTGTAAACAAACTAATGAAAGCAATAAATGGAAAAAGAAAATCAGGAAATCAAAACAACAGGACAACTAAGGCAACTGCTTGCCAATGCTGCCAAAAGTGTCTTGGACGGAAGTTTGGATATAGAGAAAGCAATGACACTGCATAAACTTGCTAAAAACATTAGCGAAAGTTTGTATAGTGAAACTAAAATTGCTATGTTTAGCAATGAGATAGGCAAAACCATTCCTGCAATGGGTGACTTGCCTCTTGGTGGAAAAACTTAACAACATTAAGGTGTAAATATGGAAAAGAAAGACAACTCAGGCGTTTTGTTTAAGAACGACAAAAAGGAATCGGCTAACCAGCCAGATTACAAAGGTAACATAACTGTTGATGGTCAAGAATATTGGCTCTCAGCATGGATCAAAGAGGGCAAGAGTGGCAAGTTCATGGGCTTGGCAGTCAATCCCAAAGATGCACAACCTCCAGCAGCTAATCCCAAAAAGATAGTTTATGCGGATGACGATATTCCTTTCTAACCTGGGATTTTCGGCGATCTCTTAATCTAACTTGGTTGATGTGACTGATTAAGAAGTTTATTTGTTCCCAGGAGCGAAAGAAAGACGCTAGAAATACAAATAAACACCCAAACTATGGCGGTGGGCATAGCGGAATCAACCAACCCACCATTTTTAATAAACAATCAGATAGGAGTTAACATGACAAAATTAGATCAATCTTGGTTTGGTGGTGCAGTCGAAAAGTTCTTTGGAACTGCCCCGTTTAAACTTGCTCGCAAAGAAGACCCTGCCACTTCCCACATGGCAGCACAGGCAATCGACACCACAAAGATGGAGTCCTTGGTCTATGAAACCATTGCAGCCTATGGGCCAGATGGTTGCATCTCAGATGATGTACTTTCCAAACTGCCATTCCTGCCCTATTCCAGCGTCACAGCCCGTTACAAGGCGCTGATTGACAAGGGCTTCATTGAGGTCATTGGAACCCGTAAAGGCGTTTCTGGGCGGCTCCAAAGGGTTATGCGTAAGGTAGGGTAAATCCCTATTCCAATCTCTGTCAGACAAGGCAGAATTGACGCATGAACCAACAACAAACCAATCGTTTAAACGCTTTCTGGCAGGATGTAGAGGCTCACAAGGCTCTCAATCTATCCTCGCCAGAGAGTGTCCTTGTAATCCTTAAATCTGTGGCCCTAGATGCCCTCCTTGCCGCACAAGACATTGAACAGATAGGAGTGAATGATGACACAAGATGAAGTATTAAAAGAATTGCGTAGTGTGATTGCTACTAATCAGCAATTCACAACCTGGACAATTTCAACACCTCAAATAGTTGAACTGGTTAATCGGGCAATCAAACAAGAGCGTGAGGCGTGTGCAAAGATTATTAGTGGCAAAACCTATGCACACATACCAAGAAAAAATCAACTTTGGTTATTGCTGTTAGAAATTTCAGATGAAATCAAAGCAAGGGGAAACACATGACAACAATTGAATTTGTGCCTTTTGATTGGGTAGACGATGACTTTAATCCAGAGATTGACCGCATTGAGGTTGATTACCAATGGCATGAAGCAGATGACTCTGTTGGCTTAATCGCATACTGTGAGAAAACAGTCAAGTGGATGCGCTTTAACTTGGAAATTAAGGACATAACAGATGAGTTGTCCTATGCTGATTTGGCCTATTTGAAGCATGAAATCCAGCGTAACGATAAGGAAATTGCAGATGAAAGAACCTGAAGACGAGGCTTTCGAAGAACTCAGTCGCAGACAAGGCGATTGGGGTCTGCAAGGGTCACGCAAGCATCAGATCATGCGTTATGCGGAGAACAATGCGCGAAACGAAGTGATTGAAGAAGTCGCCCAACACATTGAGAAATGCACTCTAGCGTTTGGCAAGGACACGATTCAATCGTTTACTGTGTACATAAGAGGACTCAAAACAAAATGAAAGCACCACCTCCGAGTAAAGAACTTTGCCTCATGATGGCAAAGATTAACTATCCCCGAGATGCTGCACTTAGTTGGACATGGCTATTTGCATGGGGATTTCATGATATGTATGTTGATGGTTGGTATGAGGATTGGAAACCATGACACAAGAAATCATCCAAATGGCTAGAGATTCCGGCATGGAGTTATATGGTCTTGGCAAAGACAGAGCAAGGTTTGTTTATCACTTGGAAGCCTTTGCCAAACTGGTAGCAGAGAAAGAGCGTGAAGCCTGTGCAAAGGTGTGTGAAACATTGTGGGACACACCAGCAAATGGTATGGCAACGGAAGATTCGGCTTATGGCAATGAATGTGCCACTGCAATTAGAGCAAGGGAGCAAAAATGAATAAATTTTCTACTTGGTATGGTGTTCCGATTAACGAACTTGACTATAACAAATTAGTAGAGGCACTGGAATGGTGCGGAGTGGAAATAATTAGACTGAGGGAAGACAGGGATAGGTGGTGTTCTGCTGGCAATGTACTGGAATACTTGAAGCAAGGGGACAAGCATGACTGACAAAGAAGCAATGAAACGGGCGCTTGAGGCGTTGGAAACGCTAATGATTGAGCGTGGATCAATCTATGAAAAAGCCATTACCGCACTCAAAGAACGATTGGCACAGCCAGAGCAAGAGCCTGTGGGTGATGACATTGCATCCATCCTTGCGTGTAGAGATATGTTGGATGCACAACCAGTGCCACCACGAAGCACAGAGCAAGAGCCTGTGGCAAAACTAAAAACAAGCAATGTATTGCTTCGGTGTCATAGCTGTGGTTACTCAGACAAGTTGACCATGCAAATTGAATACACCCACCCACCACAGCGCCCGTGGGTAGGGCTGACGATTGAAGAAATAGTGGCTTGTTGCAGGGAATCCTCAACAACACAGTTTACTTTTTACACCGCCATTGAAGCCAAACTCAAGCAAAAGAACGGCTTTGCCGAGGAGAAGAACCAATGAAATCACGAGAAGTATTCCACGCCCTAATGTCCTCTAAGGGCTATACAGAGTCTGATTTAGCCATGAGTGGCGACAAGTACACCAATCCCGCTATGCAAGGCAGATGGAACTACTTTATTGCAGGATGGGAGATGAGGGGGGTTTTGTGATTGAGACAATCATCACAATCTTTGCCATAGGTTTTCTGGGCATTGCACTAGCCATTGGAGGCGTTTGCATCATGGTTTGGATGGCCTTGAATGAAGACTAAGGGTGGCGCAAGACCTGGAAGTGGCAGGAAACCCACTCAAATCAGCGAATCCAGAGCATTGACGCTATGGAAAGATGGCGTGAGCAAGAAAGAGATTGCCAAAAGGTTTGGTGTTGCCTATCAAGCTATCTTGTACTTCTTCAAGAAACACAAGATATTCAATCGTGGAAAACTCAAGAACCAAGAACCGCAAAAGCCTCGTTAGTGTGCTTAATCCTGTCATCCAGACCAATAGTGCCACCATTGATCTTCTTGGTCAGTACAACCCAATCAGCAGCTTCTGCAAGGTTGTTGCAATTGTGAGTTGACCAGAACCAACCAGCAGTCAATGCCGCATACTTAGGCGTTGCAACAAGGTCAGGCTCCATCACAAAGTCAGCACCCAAGGCTTTTCCAGCGTGAAAATACATGGAATGCCCAGTTAATTGTATGCAACCTCTGCCCCTAAAACGATACCCATCACCTGATGCCTCATCTCTGTTTCCCATACGATTGCTGTAAACGCTGTTGGCAATTTTACGAGGCTGACGCTCGTATTGCTTGGCAAACTCAAGAGTAGGAAACCGCCTGGGCCACAGTTTCATCAGGGTTTCAGCACGATAGTTGAGGTTCTCTTCCAGGGTTCTAAAGTTACCGCACTCATGCCCACACTGCCCAATAAAGGCTGCTTGCTGGCGCTGTGTGTTAATGCCAAAAGTGTTGAAGGTTTCATTAAGGGCATCAACCCACTCAACCCCAATGTGGAGTTTCTTTAGTTGTTCAGCGTTGACCATTCATCACCTCCATTACCTTGTTATAACTGTCCACGCACGCATTCAATTGGGCCGTGTTTCTGTCGCCTTGGGCAATGATTTCGGCAATGGCTGCGAGGGTTGCTCTGTCGGAGTCAGAAGTTTCATAAACCTGTCTGACAGGTTCACTTCTTTCTTTTGGGCTATCTCCGGTGGGAGTGGGGGCATTTGTGGGGGCTTGTACACAACTTGTGGACGGGAGCCGCAACCTACCAGCACGAATAGCAGAATCAAGACTAGATTGTTTTTGAGTGATGACATTATTGGCCTCCGAAAGTTTGGTTGATTGTTCATTCAGTTGTTGGGCAAGTTCACGCTCTTTCTCTCTTGCTTCATCATTCTTTTTGGCAATCTCGACTTGCATCTCAGCATCCCTGTCACCCCATCCAACATGATGCCCGTACCCATAAGCACCACCCACAGCAATCATGGCACCAATGATGAAGTACGGGTTAAGCATTCTTCACCTCTTGTCTAGCAAGAGCGATTTCTTCCCGCACTGAGTCAGCTTCTAAATGTTGGGGTGGGGTAGTGGGGGGAGGTGGGGGTGTCCAGGTTTCATCTAAAGGTGGATTGACCCAAACAGGCAAAGCACCAGATGGAGAAGTCCATGTAGAGGTTGCAGGAGGGCTAGGAGGGGCAGGAACAGGCGTAGGAGGCGCTGAAATCTGAGGTGTAGGCGTTGTGCTTGTTACAGCACCCACAGCCCGTTTACCAACGATGCCACCAATGCCACCAACAATCAACAACACAATGTCGTTTAGCATCTTGGTATAGGCTTGATCGATGGGAGCCATGCTCTTGATCGGCTGAGTTACAAAAG